CAAAGCGTAAACGGATAGCAGAGGGATCTGGTGAGAAGATGCGTAAGGTAGGCTCTAAAGGCGCACCCACTGCTAAGGCATTTAAACAGTCTGCAAAGACAGCAAAGAAAAAATAATGGTAAAGAAAGTATATCAGAACCCAGAAGGTGGCTTAAACGCCAAAGGCAGGGCATACTTTAAGAACAAGGAAGGCGCTAACCTGAAGCCTCCAGTGTCTTCTAAAGAGGCTGCAAAGTCTCCTAAGAAGGCTGCTCGTAGGAAGTCATTCTGCGCTCGTATGAGTGGTGTGCCGGGACCTATGAAGGATGAGAAGGGAAGACCTACTCGCAAAGCACTAGCACTAAGAAAGTGGGACTGTTAAATGGCTAGAAAATCTTACTTACAGATTGTTAACGATGTACTGATCCGCTTGCGTGAGCCAGAGGTTACATCAGTTAATGATACTGCTTACTCAAAACTTATTGGCAAGTATGTACAAGACGCACAAAGACAGGTAGAAGATGCCTATAACTGGAATGCGCTAACGAATACACTGACTATGAACACTGTAGCTAATCTGTTCAATGGTGTGTTAGTAGGTTCTGGTACAAGGTTTAGAGTATTAAGTATTATTAATGATACAAGTGACTGGTTCTTGGACTATAAATCTAGCACTGAGATGGATGATTTATTCTTAAACCAGTCTATTCAGGTAGGGCCTCCTCGCTATTATAACTTTAACGGTGTTGATACTGCTGGCGATACTCAAGTAGATTTGTATCCTATTCCAGATGGAGTATATGTTATTCGATTTAATATCATTCAACCTCAAGATCCTTTACAGTATGACACAGATGAGATTCTAGTTCCTGCTGAACCTGTCATCTTCTTAGCCTATGCTAAGGCTTTGGCAGAGCGTGGAGAGGACGGTGGTATGTCTAGCTCAGAAGCTTATGCATTATACCAGACTTCTTTAGCAGACCATATCTCGACAGAAGGTAATCGTTATCCTGATGAACTTAACTGGAATGCGATCTAATGGCACAACAACAACAGGCAGCTTCGATTGCGGCTCCGGGCTTCTTTGGATTAAACCTCCAAGAGTCTAGCATATCCCTGTCTAGTGGGTTTGCTCTAGAGGCTTATAACTGCATCATTGATAGATATGGTAGGATCGGTTCCCGTAGGGGCTGGGTTCCTGTTAATGCTTCTAATGGTGACTTAGGCTCTAACAATGTAGAGTTTATGTTTGAGGTAGTAGAAGCAGCATCTACTACTTTAATTAGTGCAGGCAACAATAAATTGTTTACTGGTACTACTACCTTAACTAATAAGACTGTTAGGACACAGGCTAATACTGCCAATGTCTCTTACACTATTACTGCTAACCACTGGCAAGCTGCTGCTTTGCCTTACGGTGACGGCGTTGACGCTATCCCCCATGCCTACTTAGTTCAAGCTGGACACCCTGTCCTTATTTATCATCCTTTACCCACCCCCGGAACAGGCGCTACATTCTCTGTAACTACAGTAAGTAGTGGTGCTATTACCGCTGTCTCTGTTACCGCTGCTGGTTCTGGATACAATGTAGGTGATGTTCTAACTATGGCTGGTGGTACTGGCTCTGGTGCTAAGCTAACTGTAGCTACACTAAGCAGCACAGGAGTGGCTACCGTAACTATCTCGACTGCTGGTACAGGCTACACAGTATCTAATGCCTTGACCAGCACAGTAACTACCATTGCTAATCCACATTCGCACTCTGGTTCTTTTGGGTTCCAACAGTTGGGCGATGTTGGAACAATGCCTCTAGGCTACTCAATATCAGACTTTAAGCCAAACTGTGCCTTAGCTGCCTATGGTCGCATATGGATGGCAGACATTGTTGGTGATAGACAGACTGTATATTTTAGCAGGCTCTTGGACGGTTCTGACTTCCAAGGCGGTGACTCAGGCTCTTTGTCGCTTAACTCTGTGTTTCCTAATAATGACCAGATCGTTGGCCTAGCAGCACACAACGGATTCTTAATTATTTTTGGTAGAAATAACATAGCTATCTATGCTAATCCTATTGATGTTACTACCTTAGCATTGGCAGACTATATCCCTAATGTGGGCTGTATCGCTAGAGACTCTATTCAAAATACTGGTTCAGATATTATCTTCTTGTCTGACTCTGGAGTTCGTAGCCTTCAACGGGTTATTCAAGAGAAGTCTCTGCCTATGCGGGACATCTCCAAGAATGTACGAGATGACTTAGTAAGTAATGTTGACTCTGAAACAGCAATCCAGATCAAGTCAATCTACTATGACAGAGATGCTTTTTACCTCCTAGCCCTGCCTACCACCAAGTGGGTATACTGCTTTGATATGAGAGCGCCTCTACAGGACGGGTCAGCTAGGGCTACTATCTGGACCAATATAGATCCTCATGCTTTCTGTGTAACTGCTGCTAAGGAGTTGCTGGTAGGTAAAGCTGGGTATGTTGGTAAGTACTTTGGACATCTAGACAATACAGCCACCTATCGGTTTCAGTACTACACTAACTACTTTGATTTTGACAGTCCTACCAAAGAAAAGATCCTAAAGCAAATAGGAATGGTTCTCATTGGAGGTTCTAACCAGAACATCGCTATTAAGTGGGGCTTTGATTACAATGAAAATTACTCTGCAGTTACGAAAAAGCTTGACACGGCGGTTGCTTACGAGTATAATATAGGGGAGTATAATATTGCTGAGTACTCTGACGGTATTGTACTGGACAAGTTTAAGTCCCATGTAGGTGGTAAGGGACCAATTATGCAGGTAGGATTAGAGGCTGAGATTAATGGTAACCCTTTGTCGATTCAGCGGATTGACATCTACATTAAACAAGGAAAAACAGTATGAGTAATTATATCAAGGCTACAAACTTTACAGCTAAGGATGGTCTTCCTAGTGGTAACTCAGGTAAGATTATTAAAGGTACTGAGATTGATGTTGAGTTAACAGCTATTGCCTCTGCTATCTCGTCTAAGGCAGACACGGCTAGTCCTACATTCTCAGGAACACCTGCTGGACCAACGGCAGCATCTTCTACAAATACAACGCAACTGGCTACTACAGCCTTTGTGCAGAACGCCATTACTGCTTTTCTGCCAACTGGCCTTATTATGCTTTGGTCTGGCTCTCAAGCAACTATCCCTACTGGTTGGGCGCTTTGTGATGGAAATAACTCAACTCCTGATCTTCGTGGTAAATTTATTATTGGTGCTGGTTCTATTGCTGCAACTGCTACAGGTACTGCTGGTGCGTCCGTAACTGGTTCCATTGCTGGTACAACCTTAACCGTATCTGGTGTAACTCATGGAACTGTGGCTGTAAACGATGTTGTTGGTCATGCTTCCCTACCTAACACTACTACGATCACTGGTCTTGGTACTGGTACTGGAAGCACAGGAACCTACACACTAACCTACACAGGATCTACTTCTTCGTTTACTGGTTCTATCTCCGGCACTACACTGACTGTTACTGCTGTTGCCTCTGGAACTCTTGTTACAGATCAGGTACTAACAGGTGGTTCTGTAACAGCAAACACCAAGATTGTTAGTCAGCTTACTGGTGCTGCTGGTAGTACTGGTACTTACACTGTAGATACTAGTCAGACTTTGTCTTCTACTAGCCTAACTGGTACGTTCACCTTAGGAAGCACAACATTAACTATTAACTCTACAATCCTGAGAGTTTCTTCTGTTGCTTCTGGAACGCTTGCTATTGGTCAGTTCTTAACTGGTACTGGAATTGACTTTGGCATCAGCATCACTGCGCTTGGAACAGGCACAGGAGGTGCGGGCACATACACTATTAGTTCTGGCGATGCGTTTACAAGTACTACAATATCAGCCTCTGCTGGAACAGTTACTGTAGGCGCTTCTGGTGGCTCTAAAGATGCTACGCTTGTTAGCCACACACACGCAGCTACGGCTGTTAGTGATACTGTTGCTGCTCACACACACACTGTTCCAACAAACTCTGTTACTGGCCCCGGGAATGGCGGTGGCGGTAGGTTTGTTAATGGAGACAATGCTGGAAACGTCAACACTACCTCTGGTGGAGCACACTCACACACTGTATCAGTATCTATTTCTTCAGCAGGTTCTTCAGGTAACAACGCTAACCTGCCGCCATACTATGCTCTTTGCTACATTATGAAGACCTGATGTATAAGTTTCCAGTAGTAAATAGACAAGAATATATAATGTACTTGGAGTTGTTTAGTAACTTA